GGTCGAAATAAGCCACAGAGGAAACTTCATGCCCTTGGGCACTGACATCTACAGAGTCAATGTACGCCAAAGTATTTGCGTTGAATCTGGCAAGTTTCATGTTGGAGTAGGTCGATATGTTGACGTAGTTCTCAATCGCTCCGTATATGATGCCGTCAACAACGTCAATGTCTCCGAGATGATTCACCCCTCCACCCACGTCCCCAACAGGGTCGTTGTTGGTGGCAACAACAGTCCAACTCATATCGTATTTGGTTATCTTGTTGGTGTGTGAGACGTAGTAGTGCGCCCCGTCGCACGCTACGCCTTGGTGCGAACTCGTATTTGGACTTGTTGCTGTTACGTCCATTGACAGCGTAGTGGCGTTGGCGCTGAGATATTGCGAACCTGCCCGGTTCACATGGTCTTTACCAAAGGTGAACACTCGGTGGTAGTTCGTCCAAACGTTGTTTCTACCAATGGAGTCTGATGGGCTGACGTACCCGTCACCGGACTGACCAACTCGAACAGAGAGCGTTGTGGGTACGGTCGATGACAAATTGGTCTTAACGAAAAGCTGCCCTGTCCTCGCCACAGAGTCGAGATTGACCAAGTCGCAAGGTATGGGCGTCGAACCACTATCAAAGCAACGAACGTCTCTGCCGTCTCTGTACCACAAAGAATTCCACCAAGCCGTCGACATCAAACTGAGGTCAAGCGATAACGGAAAATCTGTCAGGTTTGAGCTAACACTTGCGGCAGGTACGGTGATTGTCGCGGTGTATCCAGGTCCCCCAACGGCGCTCAACTCCACCAGCAGCGGGTAACCTCTGCCCACAACAGCAGACATTTGATAGAGCTTGCCGTATATGAAGTTCGCTCCAGCCCCAAAATCTGCTACCTGTTGTGCTGATGTATAGAGACAGTTCGGAGATGTTGCTGTGATCGTCCGCTTCACTGTCGTGTCGAGTTACGCTGACGGGTCAAAACTGTGGAAATATGACCGCACCACTCTGGCCTATGTTGGTGCACTAACTCTGTCATCCACGGTGACGTTGATTCAGGGGGTGACGTACTGGAATGACTCTTTCTGGTTGAGTTCGGGTTACCCGAACAACACGGTTTATAGGGTGGAGTACGGTGGTTCTGTCAGACCCCAGGTGTGGAATTCAACATCTCCCACTGCGGATTTTGAGGGTCTAGGCAGCGCGGCCGGATCGTTGCTGTTGCTTATTGATGTCTACGGGTCACCAAACAACGGGGTAGTCAATACACTAAAACCCAAGACCATTGGAGTGACCCCGGCTGTCAAGATGACAACAGGGTCGGACCAGTTCGAGTATCAAACCGGGTTGACCCGATACACAACATGGACGGTTGGCGCGACAGTCAATCTGGCCTCAAAAACTGCAAACATGGCGGTCGTTTCCTACGAGGTTAACGGTAGCACGGCCACCACCAATAGAGTGACGTTAGCCTATCGGCAGTCATCAGATCGGTTCGGGTTGTGGAACGATACCGATGGGTGGCTGCTGGATACTGTGTCCCCATCAACAGGCACGACTTACAGACTGAATGCTTCCCACAACAACACATCTGGCCGAAAGGTTTATCGAAACGGGGGAGTTGCGGCAAGTGCTGGAACCAGCACAGCCAAACCTGGGGCGAGCGCCGACTCCATCTTGTTTGGCATGGAGAACTGGGCGAAGCTGGATGATTTTGATGGTGTCATGGGCTTTGCCTATATCGCTCCCACTTTGTTCTCCGACGCCTATGTGGCTGCCGAGTACGCCAATCTAAGCAGTCCTGCAACTTTCTACACTGTTACTGGATAACAACAATGGCATCTTCAACTTCCAATCTCGATCTCATCTCTGCTTCTCAAGCCAGCAAAGAAGCCACGGCGAATGAGGTATTCAATGCAATGTCTCCGGGCGCACTCTTCAGCCGCAGGGCCAGCACATGTACTGGTCTGACGTGGGGGTACTACGGCGGCCCCATGCTGGTCGATGGGGTGTTGACGATCATTGCCAACGGCACTGTCACCCCACTTACGGCGAGCACCACGAATTACATCGAGGCGACCCGTGCGGGGGTCGTGTCCAAGAATACGACAGGTTTTACCCCCGGCCAGATCCCACTCTACACAGCGGCAACCGGGGCTTCCAGCGTCTCAACTTGGGTTGACTATCGAGCATGGGCGCGGCTACCTGGAGTTGCTGGAAAACTTGCTCGTGTCATAGCATCTGACGCCAACATCACCCTGACGTGGGCAGAGTCAGCGAACGACATCCTGCAGTTTACTTCGAGCGTGTCGCTGACCGCGACTCGCAACGTCGTTGTGCCTTTGGCTGTAAGGCAGTGGACAGTCTACAACGGGACCACTGGTGCACAATCGCTGCAATTCATCGGAGCCTCCGGCACAGGCGTCACGGTGACCAATGGAAAGCGGGCCATCATCTACGCCGATGGAACTAACGTTGTGAGGGTCTCTGCCGACGTGTAAACCTGTGCAGATTTTGTACAGTTGTGCAGACTGTACAGGCATTTCCTGGACCACTACAGCCACAAGCAGTCGGATGTGTAGTGGTCCAAGTCTTTGATTTGCTTGATGCCCGGACTCGAACCGAGACACAGGTCTGTTCGGCGGCTTGCCCCAATGTCAGCAGGGTCATATCTTCCCCGCCAGAGCCATGAACATTCCATACCCGTAGGCCAGTTCGCGGGAGTCTAGCCGGGGGAGAATGGATTCAGCCGCCAACGCCCCTCGACACAGTGAGTCAATCTCGATTTCGGTTGCTGACCAGACACCTGTTGCAACTTCGCGGTTCGAGATTTGTTCGAGGGTGATGACGGCGTTGTCGACGTGGACCTTGTCTCTCTCATTGATTTTCTTCATGCCGTCCGATGTCATCGAGACGATGAAGATGACCTTGCCCACTTTCTTCCAGTTGTCCGGGGAGTTGTCACCGGACTGAAGCCCGAGGATTCCGAAGTGGAGTTCTTGGCCGATTGCATCGACCAGACCTTGGGTGACCGGCACGCGAATGAGCCTTGGTTTGCGTTTTTTCTTCATATTGTTCTTCTTTTAGGGCGCGCTGTGGCGCGTGGATTGAAAATCCGTGGCCGTCTATGCGGTCTAGGGATTTTGAGGCGCTGTGATTTATGCGGATGTGCTGCCCACCGGCCATTCACCAGCGGCGATCATACGTTGCAGTTCCCGCATCCCTGCCTCGTACAACTTTCTTTCGATTTCCGCAACAGGATCGCGTCGAAAATCAATCCAGCACACATTGCATTGAAGTTCTCCGTCATCCCCATAGATCATATGCTTGACACTGTCGTGCTGCCTAGCAAGCAGATATCGGAGTTTGCGGTTGTCAGATCGCAACTGCGCGATTTCATCATCGGGGCTTTGCGCTGTTGATGTCATTTGCCTTTCCTTTGTTCAAGTTCCCAACGATGCTGACGCCAACCACAAAAGTTGGCAAAGAACTTGTCGCCCGGAACCGCCATTGCTTGGTGTTCCACCGGGGACATGTGCGGCGGGTCGGCCATGATCAGACGCATGTACAATTTGGAATCTTCTTCGTCTGTACTCTCTTTGCCTTCATGGTTCGTGTAAGAGACACGTGCACAACTGGCTGCCGACTTGACGATCCTCTTGTGCAGCGGGCCGTCACTGTCCTGCGTGTAGGGCAGGTGCCAATCACCGAATGCGACAGGTGTGGGAGTGTTCATCAGATGCAGGCAGTGCATCTGGCCTGCCAACTCCTGAAACTCAGGTTGCGCGTTCGGGTGATCACGCAGGGCGAAGAAGTTGTCCCACTCGGTAGACGTGACCACGACGTGGATGTGTTGGAATGGTTCGAGGAGTCGATTGGCGATCTGCTTGTGCGCCCCCATGTGCTCCATCACAGATGCGTGCTGACAAGCATCATCCATTGCCCACAGCCAAGCTATCCTACATTGCTCCTTGTAGGCTTCGTCGACCTCTTCATCAGCCTGCATCCCCGGCTGATTCTTCCCCCAATGAATCGGCATCGCAGGATCTTTTCTCACGCTCTCGATCATCTTGGCGATTGGTATTGCCCTCGACGACGACGCGTTGCGAGAGAACACGCGGTGCGT